GGTTTGCTAGCAACAGTAGGCCCGAGCCGATTAGAGGGCCTACAAGGCGTCCAAGAAGCGTCAGGCTAGGGTGGTAGCTTGAGGGTTCTGATCGGCCCTTGGCGGCCCCTTCCTGGCCCTTGGCGGGCCATCGTGGCATGGCAGGTAGGGCGGCGGATTGGGCAGGCTGTGAGAAGTGTGGTTCAGAAACGACAATAGGACCCTCCCACCGCCCGGAGGCAGCAGGAGGGTGGTCGGAGTGACAGTAGGCCCTGAGGCTTTCTGTGGGCTAGATGCTAGGGAGGGGCCTTCTCGGCCCACGCTCTGAGAGCAGCCTTGTCGGCGTTGCAGGCCAGGAGGGCCGCCTTGCGGGCGGCGTCTCGCCGAGCCAGGTCGCCGTTGGTAGCGATGGGGTCCATCGGGATTGGGCAGTCTGCCAGGAGTTCATCAGGAGGCCTAGCCCACTGGATAGTGGGCTGCATGGCGCAGCCTATCAGGGGGGACACCAGAGCCCCAATGAGGGTACTACGGAGCATCTTGTACCTCCTTGGGTACAGGGGTAGCCGCCCACTCAGCCGTGGCTGGGGAGGCTGCCAGGGCTCTTTCCAGGGCCGCTGTTGATGCTCGGGACTCAGCTTGAGCCTGCACCAGGGCCTTCTTGTGCGCGGCGGTGGCGCGGGAGTTTCGGACCAGCGTGCCTTCCAAGGCCTGCACGGTGGAGCGCAGCTTCGCTACCTCGTCCCGCGAGGTGGAGAGCCTCCAGGTCTGTAGACCCGAGACTAGGAGCAGGGCTGCTACTAGGGCTAGGAGAATTCTGATCATTTGTGGTCACGGCGTTCCGAGTAGTGGGTTAGTATGAGGCATGGCATGGTGTGCAGTTACTCCCTTACTAGCCCACGTGGTTGCCCCCCACTATGACGGTATTCCAGGGCATGTAGGTAATGGTCGCAAAACCGTAGGCTTCCAGGGTGAGCATACCAGATATCCAAGTACCGTCAAGGCGCTGTGTAGTCCCAGCACCAGGGTGTATGTACACGAACGCCCCATTGGCGTAGACGCGGAATTCTGCCCCTTCAGGCATTACTCCGGCAGCCGGCAGATACAGGTCCTCTGTGTCTACGAATAGAATCTTTCCACGGAGGCTGAGCCAGGGCGTATTCTGGGGGTTGTACTGGTCATATATCACGACGGGCGCATCGCGGAAGCCCACCTCAAGGCTAGTAGCCACGTTGTCCGCTTTGTAGTAGACAACCCCCGTGGGGCTAACCCGCAGGCGCTCTACACCAGCCGTCTCCACGATCATTCCACTCGCGGCGTCTACTATGATCTTTCCGCGTTCTACACCCTCACTCATGAAGCGGTGCACGCTGGGGCCACTGGAGGGGTTGGTGCGAAGCTCCCCAAATACTTCGAGCGCGACACCCGGCGTTGGGGCGCCGCCAATACCCACGCTACCAGTGAATGTGTCTCCAGCCTTCTTCGCGTACTGCGAGTGGGGGTCAGGCTCAGCAACGTGGGCCGCCAGCACTCCGGCAGAGTACGCCCTATCGCCGTGGGGGTCCATGGAGACCCGATGGGCCTCCACCTGGGCAGCTACTTCGGCCGCAGTCTCGTACTGCGGGTGAGGATCAGCGTCAGCGACGTGCGCTAGTACGGAAGCAGCGGCGTCAACACCGCCACCCGTAGTAACCCCCCCTGCGGTAGCTGCTGCTACTTGTGTAGTTGTGCGCCCTCCAGCTACGATGGGGGCCGGCGTAGCGTTAAAGGTCGCGGCCATTGGGAACTCCAGTCATGCACATCTCGTACTCAGCGTGTCGTCGGCGTGTAAGCCCCCGGAGCACCTTTCCACCGGCCCGGTCCCACTGGAGCATCGCCTTACACCCACCAGCATAGTCACGTGCGTTGAAGCGGCGGAGCATAGTGGAGCGGGCGAGGTTTCCCGAGCCCAGGTTGAGGGTCCAGGAAGCTAAGCTATCGAAGATCGGTTGGGATACTGGCACTTTGACCAACCGGCGAATAGCGGACTCGGCCACTGCCACGTCTTCCTTGAGGTACTGCTCGCACTGCGCCATTGTAGCGTGGCTGGCCGGCGTGATGCCTTTGGTGTGGCCCCAGCAGATCGTCCAGACACCAACCCCGTCGTCGTACCCCCGGAGGGGTACAGGACCCCCTGGGGATGCCTCGAAGTTCTGTATGAGGACAAGGCCCGCCGTTGAGACGGATAGTACCCACGTGGCAACCCACAGGAGTACCGGCCGGGGGGCCACCATTAGCTCACCGTGATGGCCGCAGCAGCGGCATCCGCGACGGGCACCCCGTACACCGACTTGAGAGTAGGCGATGCGGGGTTGTCAAACGCGAGGGTGTTGGTATTGACCAGTGACACTCCATCGTAGGTGATCTGGAGCTGCCGCACCCCAGTCTGCCGCACCCCAGTGATAGTACGCACCGGATTGGTAGCCCAGTGGGCTGGAAGAGCATAGCCACCGAGGTCCGCGCCAGTGAAGTTCACCGTGATGATATTGACACCGACGGGCTGGGTGCGGCTGGCAATAGTGGGGGCAGCGGCGACGGCAGCAGCCGCCCCAGCGTTCACGACGACTGCCGCCGCTTGAATCTGGGAGGCCAGGGCGTACAGGTCGTTGGCCTGGGTGGCACTACCGGCTACCGGTTTCCGGGCCAGCTCGGTTAGGATGCGCGCCGCGGCTTCGCGGAACTCCTCTCCACCCGAGAAGCCACGGAGCTGCTGAACTTGGGATGCGATGGTCATTGAGATTCCTTCTTGATGATCTTGCCCGAGGGCAGTAGGAGGGCTGCGGCCCGCAGGAAGTTTCGGAGGTCCCCCACGATGGTGGAGTCAGGAGAGTGCTGGCTCGCGCTTCGAGCGTAGTCTATGGCTCTAGCTACCTCTCGCTGTAGGCGGTAGGCACCGGGGATGCTCGGGGGTGTAGGCAGTTCATTCGGCAGCATGCAGCTTCTTGCTCCAGTAGATTGTGTCCGGGGCGCCCCAGGGGTACTCCGGTAGGTAGGTCATCCATTGCGCTCGCACGAAGTTGTTAGCGCTCGGTGGGTTCTGGTAGGTGGTACTGATTAACTGCCGCACCTTCTGTCGATTAGCCCAGCCCTCTAGGCGGGCCATGAGCTGCGCTTGCAGGCCCTGGCCCCGCGCAGCGGGCATTACTCCGACGCGGGAGAAGTACCAGATGTCCTCGCTAAGGGGCTCAGCATACAGGAATGCCACTAGCTCTTTGGAGTCGTCGTGTACTAGCCACGCAGCCCCATCCTTGCGCCACCGCGGAGCCTCGTCGTCCGGGAAGGTTAGCGTGTGCAGAGCTGTGAGAAAGCGCCGGCAGGCCGCTACAGGGGTCTTCTTAATCTTCACCGCCGGCCCCTACCTAGCTTGGGTCCAGTACTTCCTACCTTATGCCTGTACCTGTTGTAGCCCATAGGGTCTCTCACCATCGTAAGGTAAGCCTTCCTCTGCACAGCCTGGAGTACCTTCTCCCCATCCACTGTGAGCTGCTTCTTAAAGAAGTTGCACAGGCCCGCCAGGGAGTCCAGCCTGTCGTCGTGGACCAGGGCGCCCTTCTCCCGCGTGATGCGGGCGAGCTGATGCAGCAGGCTGTACGTTACGCCCTCCCGCAGGCCATTCTTCATGGCACTAGCCCACTCCTCGTCTAGGGCATCGCTGTTGAGCACCAGGGACCGGCGCGCGATGATTGGCTCCAGTACGTTGATGATCCGTAGTTCCTTCTGCCCGCTGACTTGATCGTCAGCGATAGCTACACCTGGGTGCGCTTGCAGCAGGATTGGGGCGAAGACCTCTCGGAACGAGCCGTGACCGAAGTTCTTCTCTATCACGACCGTTTCTACACCCCACAGGGCTGCCAGTGCGGCGAGACCCTTCAGGCTGTCTGGCCCGTAGCCCCCGGGGAAGCCACCAACAGCTAGGGTGAACACTGTGGAGCCTAGTACCGCCCCAATGGCGTAGGCCGTCTCATCCTTGTTCGCGCCACCACCCGCGGGGTCTACGTACATGGCCACGTGGGGTAGCTTAGCCACCTCAGCGGAGATGTACCCGGGGCGAGACACCCTGAACGAGAAGGACCCGTTTGCTCGGGCAATCAGCTTGGTGGGGTCAAAGTCCGCTGTGACCACCAGTGGCACCATCTTGTCAGTGCCAAGGCGCATCACGATTAGGCTCTCGGGCTTGAGCGGGTAGCGGTCAGCATCCAGCAGGCGGGTGTTCAGCATGAATTGAAGCTGGAACATCGCTGGGCCCTGGTTCAGCTCCCGGTTCAGCAAGGCTTCTTCAGAGCGCATCAGCGGGTCAGTGGGCTGGCCCTGGTCTAGAGCGGGCCCTCCCCCTAGCTGGAGTGTGGGGTCCTTATCTAGGCGACTGCGGATGATCGGCGCGAGCATATCCCCGTATAGGGGTAGCTGCTCGGCTGTGGGGTATCGCCCAGGCCATATGCGGACTGTGACTCCGCGGCCCGGTAGAGTATTGTAGATTGACTCTCCGGTCTGCGGCGTGCCCAGCCAGATTGTACGGCCCGGTGCGCGGTCGCCGTCCTCATCTTGCCCGTCAGTCACCAGTGAGCTGAACTCCAGCGTGAGGTGTAGTAGAATCTCACGGTTGCCCGCGGTCATACTATTCTTGGGGCTCTCCACGTCGTCAGCTAGAAGCAGGTCTGCACGCTTGCCGGGGAGCTGCGCCCCAATACCACAACATGAGATACTAGGGGACTTGTCAGGGCCCTTCAGGCTATGGTGAACGTCGAACGCCTCTACAGAGGTACGATCTCCTGCTGAGCGGTCGGGTCGAAGTGGCTCCAGCTTACTCCAAGCCAGCATGACGCGCGTGATAAGTGTGCTTATCTCGTTCGCCATCTTTCCACCTGCTGACACGATCAGCACTCGGAAGTGTGGTGAGTGGATAAGGCACCAGATGGCGAAGAAAGACGCGATGGTCGTCTTGGCTTCTCCCCGCTGGGCCTGTACCATGAGGTCGTCTGGGCCAGACATCATGTACCGCCCGATGTCCTCTTGAATCTCTGAGGTGGTGAAGCCCAGGAACCTCATCCCATCCCGTAGGAATGGAACGAAGTCCGGGTACTCCTCCTGCAGCGCCCGAAGGCGGGCAACCCGACCACGGGCGGCCTTGTCACCTTCGCGGGCCATTAGTGCACCTCTACGTCACGCTCAGGGTCGAACGCCGGCGGGGTTACTCGTGGGGGCCTACGCCCGCGAAACTCCGCGGCAAGCTCCCCCATTGGAGTTCCAGGCTCGTCTGGCACCATAGTGATACTGTTGTCGTTCAGGAAGCCACGAATCACCGTGCCCCAACTGGCAGACATAGTAGGCTTCCCGTCTTCGTCCTTCTCCCGGAGCTTGTCCAGTAGGAATACGCAGAACTCCCGGTGCAGGTTGGCACCCTGAGATTCGGTGGCGGCGCGCTTGTCATCTTCCATCTTTGCGCTCCTTCATGTGCTTGTGCAGTGCTATCCCGCCCATGACGATCAGATAAGCAATCGTGACTATCCCAACCCAGTCAGGGACGGACAAGCCACAGAAGTAGGCACCTACGTTGCCGGCGCCCGCAGCGAGTGGATATAGTGTGGTCTTGTCGTCCATTATTGAGTATAGGTTAGGTTGGTGGGGTTTGCAATATGGGCACCCACCTAAGTGGGTCCTCGGCTTAGTCAGGGAGCATGTTTAGGAACGGTATCACCAGGGGTGCATTCGCCCCAGGTAGGAGCTTCGTCAGCTTACGGGCAGTGGGATTCTGCAGTGCCTTACCTGCCTGCGCAGCTAGTCCGATCACTGGTACGGTCTCAGGTAGCGAGCCCGGTCTCGCACCGCGCAGACCGGAAGCCGCCTGCACGTCTTCCGGTAGCCAGCCCTTTAAGGCACTGAGGGCCGACCAGGCGTCTCCTGTAAATCCTGACAGAGTACTCGCGTTCAGGGACCCCTGCACTACCGCCGGCCAGCCTAGGGCTGCCTTAGCCTTCTTCGCCCGCTCACGCTTGTCGAGCCCCAGCAGGCCGACTTGCACGCGCCCGAGGTACAGAAGCGAGCCCACAGCCATCTGCGCGGTGAGATGGCCTACTACGTGTGCGTAGCCGTCAGCCATCCCCCCGTCGTCTGAGGCATTGGCTCTACGCCGTGCGATCTGCTTCTCGTTGGCCGTCAAGCTGAAGGTGCGGAACTGCGTCATGATCTTCACCCAGTCATTGTGCGCCCACGAGCTGTTCTCGCCTGCGAAGTTGGACTGGATCATTTGGCCTACACCTCGATGCAGGCTGACCATGAACTGCTGCGCCTTCTCCTCTGGTAGCAGCGCCGGGTCGAACCCAGTGACGCGCCCCTTCCCGTCCAACTTGACCGCGGGGCTAAGACTAGCGACGAGCTCATCCGTGAACCCCATGTCCTTAACGGCTGTGGACAGTTTACTCCCAGACACGTGGGCATCCACCACGTGCTTAAGAACTTCCTCCGCGACATGCCTATGCTGCACTGCGAGGAATCCACGGAAGAAGTTGATGCTCTGACTGGCGTAGCCGGCGTGCTGAATGAGCTGGGTCAGAATCCCCGGTGTGCGGGTGTACTCACTGAGCATGTCGTCGCTTGGCGCCAGGGGCGCCTCGATCAGGTACTGCCGCAGGCCTATCTGCCCCCCTGCCCTATCAACCCCCTGTAGTATGCTGGCAGTCTCAGCCCCACCTACCATGCGCTTTAGATCAAGTACAAGGCGGGGCAGGTTGGTAATACTGCGGAACGCGGATGCTGTCCCAAGAGCCGCGGCCACATTCATCATGTCACCAGCTTGCGCGAACACCGCCCCGCCAAGGCGGACCATGGCCGTCAGTGACCGGGCGTTTGAGGCCGCCACGCTGGTTACAGCCCCAGGTACGGGCGTCCCGAACATCTCGGCGATGATGCGGTCCAGGGCCTGCACGGCCCGCTCACTGACTACCGGCCCGTTACTCAGCGCCGCGGCGCGAAGCTCCCGCACCCCCTTTAGACCGAGCATGCCAGTGCGCGTGGTACCAATCTCAGCAGCCATGCGCCGGGTATATCCACGGGCGAGGCCTACCATGTCTGAGTCAAAGAAGCGGCTCACCGCCGCGTTGTCCCAGGGTATGTCCAGTCTGCGCCTGGTGTTGCTCATGCCCTGGGTACTCTCCAGGAGCTTCTCCTTCAGCACGGGGTCGCTGATTCCATCCGCAATGTGCTCCATCTCCTCTCGTATTGAGCGCACGACACTGCCCTGCACGTCCACCTGCACGGTTCCCGTGCCATGAATCTTAGCAATGGCGTTGCGGATGTACACATCAGCCACCGCGGCAGCCACCGTGGGTTCCAGTGTGTAGTGCTTCTGAAAGTGCTCAGTGAGCCCCACAGCCAGCTCCCCCCGCTGCTCTGGCGTGGCCTCGATCACCCTGCGACCGTCCAGGCGTTGTGTCCAGTAGCCACGGCTGTCCCCTTCGGGCAGGTTAGCGGCACCCAAGATGCCCGCCGCCCTACCCTCCTTAGCGGCCCGACTATTTAAGGCATCCAGCGCATCGGCAGCGCGCCTCACTGGGGAGTACTCCGGCAGCACCTCCTCCGGGGAGGAGCGACGGCGGTACATCTCCGCCTGCACCTCCAGATCGAAGCGAGTACGCTGCTCATTCTGACCAAAGCGTCGGAACCATACCACGCCGTTCGCTGAGGACCAGTCGTGCCATGCTGCAGTGTACGAACGGAGCATTCGCCCCGCTATCTTCTCCTGGGTGTACCTCGCTATTACGGCTGCGGTGTCACCGCGCCCAGCCGCCCCAGTCGTAGTCTCAGACAGGCGAGAGGCCAGTAACTGTATACCGGGGTTAGCTTCTCCCGCCAGGATCAGCCCGTCAGACAGGCCCCCACCCAGGTGCTGGTTCATTGTGCGAAGGCGCTCGGTGCGGATAGGCTTGTTGGCCATGGCTACTGCGGCCCGGTCATACAGACCCTTTCTCATGCGATCAGTGGCCTGTGCCCGCACGCTCCCAACGACCTTACCAGCAGCCTTCTTACGCGCAGCATCGTCTGCGTCGAACTGCACATCAACACCCACAGGCTGATTGGGGGAACCCGCCCCCTCTCGCGCCACTCGCCCCTGCATCTTCCCGTCCAGTACGGATTGGAAGAAGTCCTCAAAGGCCTCCTCTGCATCCAGCAGCTTGCGCTGCTTTGCATCCATGAACACCCTCATTACGACAGCCACGGCCCGCTGTATACCAGCCCAGGTGCGCTCTGGTAGCCCGCTACCAGCAGGGTCCTTCTGTACGAACTTGACGAACTGTTCAGCCCCGAACTCCGCGAGGTTGACGAAGTAATCGTCCGTCCTCTTACCGGCCTGCACAGTGCCCTCCACTGTTGTTAGGGCAGAGTTGCCCGGAGCAAAGCGCATTAGCGCCCGCTCGCTGGGGTCGGTGGCGATCACGAATGCCCGGTAGGCATCACGTAGACGGCTGAACTCCGCGTCATTTAGGAATCTTCCGTACTCCATCATGACTACGTGACCCACCTCATGGATCAGCGTTCGTGTGGCAGTAGTACCGTCGAGATCAGCACGTATTGAAATGATGTGCCCCTGGGGGGCTCCCCAGGCCGCTCCACGAGTACCGGTGTTGAAGTTCAACACGGGCGCCAGCCCTAGGCGCACGTTGGTGTCCGGTAGATACTTGCTCGCCATTCCCCTAAGTTCCTCGGCGAGGTTGTTAGCCAAGGCCTGCACTCCGCGGGTTAGGGCAGATGGGTGCACCGCTACGGCTACACCACGTACAAGAGGTCTGGAGAGCAAGTCCTGAGCGAAGGCTGCAGATTCCTCTACCACTGGGGCCATAGCCGCGGAGTTCTTTACATCGAAGGTTCCGTCCGCCTTCTTTGGAAGGTCACCCGCCCAGATGTTGCTAGAGTCCATCTGCCCGGATGCGATAGCGGGGTACATGACTTCTCTCAACGCCACACTGTTTCCGTCCGCCTTCCAAGAGGCTGAGGATACAGGGTCATCGGTGGCCCCGCGTACTGCGCCACCAGGGGGGTTCCACTCACTGCGCTGCACGCGCAGGAACTCATCCACCCCCTCTGGGGATACCTCGGTAACTGCGAGCCCGGGGATAGCCTCTTCCGCTGGTGTCTTCGCTGGCGGTGTAGGACTCGATGTGTCTTCACCGAGGAGGGTCTTGCGGTAGGTCTCGTCGAATAGGTCGTCGCTGCTCTTGGCCGGGGGGTTCTCAACTTCAGCCACAGCCCGGGCTGCGACCGCAGCCTGCTGCTGGGCGTTCGCTGCTACTTC